GCAAAGCAAATGCTTTCACTTACAAATATGTTAGAAAAAATTATATCCGATATGGATGATTTGAAACAAATGATTAATGATTTAAAAATGGAAGAAGTGAAACAAAACGGATTCATGGAGGAAGAATGATAAATGGTAGATACGGAGTTACTGAACAACATATTACTAATACTAGCAATCATCATGGCATCTTTCGCAGTGATGTTAGCATTTATGGTAATGTATTCTTTTTTACGTCGATTAATAAAAATACCTACATTACGATTACCACGGATAAGATTACCCAAAAGAAACAAAATCGAAATAAAACCGAAAAGGAGGACTGAATATATGAGCAACGAAAAAGATGTAGCAAAAGAAGCTGTCACATTTAATGACATCTTCATGTTTTTGATAGCCGTACCTTTAGTGCTACTCTGGGTTGGGTTTGCAGGGTTCGTTATACATACGGGACTTAATAATGCAGCCGTTCTTGAGAATATTGAAGCATATACAACTTTAATAGCTATATTAGGTGGGCCAGCCCTTCTAATTATAAAAGACGCCCTTGACGTTTGGAAACAAGAACAAGCAGAGAAAACAGCATTCTATAAGATTAAAGCACAGTCTGTAATTGATTATAATAATCAAGCTCAGAAGCAAGCACAAGATATAGAAAGTAAAGCACAAGCGCAGGCACACATGATAGAAACAGGTATAACATTACCAAAGAAAAAATAGGAGAAATATAAATGGCAAATTACGACGTAGATGACCACACAGGAATGTACGCAAGTTTAGCACTTTGCGCAGCAGCTATAGAAACTAAATTAGACGCTATAGATACTGGCAAAACAATACGCTTGTTAGAAGTATTCCAAGTTGGAAATCAATGGGCTTATATACTTATAGTTGACGCATAAGCATAAGCTTTATATACATGCGCCTCCTATTATAATATGTGGCTCCTTACGGACCACTAAACCACAGGATACTTACAATATGTGTCTTAGGGGCCACACAACGAAAGCTTTAAATAGGGGCCTCCCCTATTAGTAAACAGGTGAAAACCTATGACAAACGAAACAACTAACGAAACAGCTGCCAATGAGACCAGTGATGATGGAAATCTTACTGCTATCTTGGACACTGTAGAAGAAAGCGGTTTGTTAGACCAGCTTATGGATGAACCATTATTGATGGCTTTAGCTGCTATTGTATTGGCTATGGGAGCATACATTGCTTACACAGTGCCAGCAGTTAAAATGTTAGTTTTCAAGTATTTGAAGAATAACGAAGCTGAATTAATGGGAATATTAGATAAGAATCTAACAAAAGCCCAGATGAAAGCATTTGATGCTTTAGATGAACAAGCACAAAAGCATGTTAAAGACTCTTTAGTCCGTAATGTATTAATTACAGCATGGGATGAAAAAGACGATGAACTTGCTGGCTTAGTAAAATCTAAAGTTAAAGCAGCCCTTGCCGAACAAAAGTAATGGACGTCGAGGGATACGAAACGCGACTTCGCGAGAGGGTAGGAGAAGCTGAATATGCTAGGCATAAAGAGCTTGTCCGCCTTCTGGCGCGCAATCTTGCGCTTGAAGACGTGCTTTGGGAAGAAATTTCTTTACATATTCGGGATGTTGACTTACGAACAGAGCTCTTGCGACAAAGAAACTCGATAGTGCGTGATATACATACTGAATTTAAAGCATTAAATATTGAAGTGCCTACAGTGACTGAAAAGAATACAGAGAATTTTATGGCATTCCTAGGAGACCTAGATGACGACCCCGGTGAAGAACGAACAGAAGAAACTGAACGCAGCTATTAGTGGGAAGTTAGCACACGATTCTAGAGCATTAGAACAAGTTTTTGAAGCATGTAGAAAAGACGATAAGAAAATGTTATTATTGATTAGAGCATTTTGTGAATCTTATCTAATTGACCAACATCGAAGACCTCTAAAGCTACGACCATTACAAGAACAAATAGTATTAAAATGTTTGACACACCCGTCCGGTGACCCCGCAAAACATCGTAAGGTAGCTATATTGGCTCCACGTGGTTCAGGCAAATCCTACGCTCTTTCTGTAGCTGTAGTTATATATATGTTCTTTAAAAGATTTAGAGATTTAATATTTGTTTTGGCTCCATCTGAGGACCAAGCTTCACTTATCTTTAATTACTGTTATAGACATTTTGCGGATAATGATTTTTTAATGGGCTTAATAGACCATTTTAGGCATCACAATAAGCCTAATATCACAATGAAGGGTGGGACGGTGCTTCGTAGAGCTCCTATCGCAGCTTCAAATCAAGGTCAAGCTATTAGAGGACAACATCCTACTTTCTTAGTAGTAGATGAGAGTCCACTTATAGATGATAAGCTTTTTATAGATAATGTAGAGCCATGTATTGTATCTAATAAGGCACCTTTCATTAATTTAGGTACGCCTAAGAGTAAAGAGAACCATATGTATCGCTATCTCTACGATGATGGATATGGAGATAGTTTTGATAGAATGCATTTTACATGGAGAGACGCTGTTCAAGCAGGCAGAGCTTATTCTGCCCCATATACAGAAAGTGATATGTTAACTAAAATGACTGAATGGGGAGAAGATTCAATTTATTGGAGGACAGAATATGAGTGCGAGTTCATCGAGTCGGTTTCGCAAATCTTCAATCCCGAAGCTGTTAAAGCCTGTAGAGAAGCCTATTCCTTTGTCGAGCGCGGAACAAAAGTTAATAACTGTGTTGTGGGCGTGGATATTGGTAAGTCCGTTAATTCAACTGTTATTAGTATTTGGGCTACTGAAAAAGGAAACGAGGGAAACATTGCTAGACTTATTTCCTTGGAAGAGATTGGACCTAAATCTGGAGGACACGATATTCCTTATCAGCGAAGTCGTATACTCGCTAATTGTAGGGATTTTGGTGCTAGTAGGCTTATTATCGACGCTACAGGTATTGGCGGAGCGATTGAACAAGAGATGAGACTGGCGTGCATACAACACAAACCACAAATACATTTTACACCGTTTATATTTACAGGAGGACCAAAAGGAACTAAAACACAAGTATATAGAGATATGGTGTCCTATATACAAAAAGGAATGGTTAAAGTTCCTGACCCTAAAGGATTACCTCCGAACGAAGCAAAGTTAGTCAACAAATGGCTTAGAGAACATATAGATTTGGAATATGTTATGGACGCTGCACAAAAAACAGAGAAAATTGCAGCACCTGAAGGAAAACACGACGATTATTGTGATAGCACAGTGATTGCATTACATGCAGCATTAGGTATGTTACCACCAGAATCATCATTTTCATCAGTTAGTTTAAATACTCCTACACGTACAACAACCGAAACCTTTAAATCCTACTCTTCAACGCCTTTATTTACTAAAAGTAGGTCAAGAAGACCCCTTAGAAAGCATTCACCCGGTGGAATCTAGCGAAAGCTTTATATACTAGGGGCAACTAGAGTTATAAGATAGCCATGGCTCTGAGTGATTATTGGCCTTTTAAAAGGCGGAGTTTCGCAACTGTTGGGCAAGACCCACCCTTCTCAAAGGATGACCCTAGAAGCTACGGCTCTGGAGTTATTCGAAGGATTCAGTTGCAAGACAATTCAAGCTCCTTTGGGAGGAGTAGTGGAAGCAAGGAACCGCAGGTAGGCGATTATCGTACCTACATGAACGTTTATTTGTCTGACCCTATTGTGAGAACCCTTATAGATTTGCCATGTCTTTATGCATCTAAGGATGGATACGACATAGTGACCGATAATGACGACGAAAGAATGGCTATCACCCAGTTATTTGACGATATAAACATAGAAACTGTATTATATAGTTGGATAAGAAATGGTAGAATATTTGGTACTTCTTATTTAGAATATACAGGAGATAACCTAGTTTTACGCTCTTCTCAGAACATGTATGTTCAAAGAGATGAGAATGGACAGATAAAATATTATTACCAAGACTTAGGTGGGGATGAGGAATCTGTGAGGTTTGAAGAAAATGAAATTATTGAGTTCAAAAACAATCCATTTGATGATTATGCTTACGGTCTTAGTGACATCCATCCAATTTTGTACTTGGTTGACCTTAAGGATTATGCAGAACGGGATATTGGCACTGCTCTCAACAAATACGCTAGTAGTAGGTTTGATATTAGCGCTGGACTTCCCGATATGCCTTATGGTCCTGACAAAATTAATGAAATTGTATCAGCCTTCAACGGATTAGAACCGGGAGAAGATATAATTCACGGTAATGATATAGAAGTTAGAGAACTTCAAGGAACTCAAAGAGCATTTGAATATGGTAAGTACACAGATGATTTATTAAAGAAGATACATATGGCTCTTAAAGTACCAATGACTATGTGGGACAAACCAGAACAAGCACGTCCTATATTCGAACCTTATGTTAGACACCTCCAGAATATGATAGAAGCATCTATCAACCAGCAGCTTATGCCGCAGATAGAATCTGGAGAAGCTAAATTTAGATTCCGACAAATGAATGTTGATGACGCTTTCTTGAAAGCTAAGACAGACATGATTTATCTTTCTGAGGGAGTTCTTTCACCTCAAGAAGTAAGATTGGAGAGAGGTCTAAATCCAGATGGAATAGTGGAAGAGATAGAAACGGAAGAAAATGTAAATGTTTCCGGTGGTAAAGACCAAGATAAGAAAGAAGAGTCCGCAAGGACTGAGAAACGCGCTGGTAACGAACCAGCCGCTAATACTACGGGGGATAGAGAAGAATGAGCGATGAATACGTGTACGAGCGTTGTTTGATAGAAGTAGCTCCTACGCTAAAAAAGCGTGGAGACAAAAACTACGAAGAGACTGCGGCCAATATATGCCGCATGAGGGTAGATGAAGGAGTATTTAAAGATAGAAATATTCGTTCTTTTGCCGGGGACCGAAAAGGGACCCAGCGCACTTTTGCGCTAGGTTTAGGAGACGCAATAGTTGGAGATGATTTTATAGAATATCCAGTTGTTGCTATCACGTCGGGCCCCCACGACGAGGATGGCGACCAAAAGGTTTTTATAGAACCCTCCATACTCGAACAGAATATGAAAGCTTTTGAAGAGCTGCCTGTTTATTACAATCACCAGAGAACCGACGACGATTTACTCGGAAAGGCTATCAACCCAGAGTTGGTTGACATGGAAGATGGTAAAAAAGGTATTAAAATGCTTGCACGCATTCATAAGGATGCAGCAAAAGCTAATGAAGTGCTAGAAAAGATAGAAAACGGTGATATGACGCATGTGAGTATCGATTGGTTCTCCAAAGACATCGATGTCATGGGAGAGCCGTTTGCAACCGACATACGTCCTATCGAGGTGAGTTTCATAGATAATGAAACCCGCACGCCCGTTTGTGACGCATGTACAATTGAAGAAGGAAAGAAATGTGATGACCACCGTGAATTCGGTGAGGAATCAGAATCTTCTTGTGGCTGTGGTAGCCATGGAGAAGATGCATGTGCCTGTGAAACACACGGGACACACAGCGAGGAAATAACTATGGCTGAAGAAACAGTAGAAAATAAGGATGTTTCTGGAGAAGAGTCAATCGTAGAGCGTGAATTCGCAGCTATGAGAGACCAACTCGCAGAAATGAAGACCTCCTACGATGAGCTGAACGCCAAGCACGAAGAAGCCCTCGCTATGATTACAAGCTTTGAGGAAGAGAAGACAAAACTAGCAGAAGCAGAAGCAGAAGCAAGAAAGTCTAACTTCGTCAACACAATCATAGAGAAGGAAGCTCTCTTGGGCAAAGTCGATGACGACGCCAAGGAAGCACGTGTTTCGGAGCTCACGTCTTGGGATGAGGTTAAGCTAGAAGGATTCTCAATCGCTATGGAGTCTATGCCAGTACCAGAGGAAGCAGAACGTACTTTTGGAAAAGGTAAAGCTCACAGTGATGAGGAACAGCCAGTAGAAGCAGAAGCAGAAACACCACGCATGTTTGCGATGGAAAATGGACGCATTGTTTTTACGGGAGAAGAAAAATAGGTGAAGAAATATGGCCCCAAATATATTAGTAAATGACGGTGGCGCACCTGCACGTATCATGAAGGTTGCTAACGCAGGCGCAGATATCGATGCAGGAACTTTTGTGATTTTTGACAGTGCAAATGTAGTCGCAGCTGACGCAGATTTACCAGACCAATCAAATGCTATTGGTGTTTTGTTTGTTGACGCAACAAACGGAGACCCAGCATCAGTTATAACAGGAAGCGGACTTATCGTCTTCTTGAAAGCAACTGGAACAATTGGCGCAGGTAATAATCTCAGCCACGACGCATCAGGACTTGCAAAGAACGCAGGAATAGCAGCAACAGACCAAAGACTGGCAGTTGCGCTAGAAGATAAAGGCGACACCCACACAGGCTATGTCAAGGCAGTATTGCTCTAGAGGGTACTAAGGTGAAATAATGGTTACAGCAAAAGAAGGATTAATGACATCCAATCTCAGTGGAACCGCAAACCGAGTACTAACTGATTACAAGGACGCAATCCAAGACTACAGAGTCACGGATATGCCCGTAATCAGTATGTTCGCAGAGCGATTTACGACTGAGACTGGCGGCGACGTAGATATTACGTTCGCAAGACCTAGCATGGCGCTAGAACAGATAGAAGAAGGAGATACTCCTGCATACCAACACAACGACTTGAGAAACGAACGCGTATCAGTCAAAGAGTGGGGAATTGCAGTAGGTGTCACCCGACGTATGCTTGAAGACTCAAGATTTTCAGAAATGGAATTGGCTTTGAATGAAGCCCGAAGAGCCGTCGAGCGTCACGTAACGCAGCACTTTATTTATACAGTTTTCGGATTGTATAAGGCAGAGTATGGTACAGGATACAACAGTGGACACATCATAGGAACTACTACAGAAGATAATTTGTCAGCATTCGCTACAAACACTCACGGTAGTTTTTACGGTAAATCCCCTGCAACCTTGACCACAGCTTCTGACAAGAGACTATACGAGTATGGTGAATACACAGAAACACAATTAGCAGCAATGGGAGAGAATACAGGTTCTCACTACTTTAACGCTACTGACGCTTCTGGTACTGTATCCACAACTGGTGATATCTCTTTACAGGATATAACAGCTGCAATGGAGTTAATTAATGCAAAAGGTGGAGCAGCAGATACAATTATGATTTCCCCTTCACATTATAAAACTCTACTTAACTTAGCAGACTTTACTGCTCCTTTCGCAATCGCAGCTGAATCAGCTGGCGGTTCACCAAAGGGCGGTTTGGATTATGTTAACGACGTATCAAAGTCCGGCCTAGTCGGTCAATTGTACGGTTTGAATGTTTACATGAACCACTGGATTCCATCAACACGCTTCGGTGTGTTCGATATGAAGGTAAAGCCTGTAGCTTACGTCGAAAGACGTGGACTAACCGTTGAAGAAGCTAACCCCGGATTCGGAATAACTGGTTCCTACATGTCCATGAGATATGGATTGAAGGTTATCAGACCAGAATCAGGTGTTATCGTTATCGGCGATTAAAGTTAACTGTTCAGGTTATACTGGTTTAAAATTTTGGTATGGGTGCCACCAATAGTAAAAGGCACCCAAACATGCGGAGATAGAAATGGTAAAAAGAAAACCCTACGGCCTTGAAAACGAGAAACTAGCAGGAAACAAACCCAAGCCGGGTATGCCCATGGTTCTAGACGACAGGCTAATCTCCAAACAATATATTAAAGCAAAAGTCGATGCAAAAGTCGATGATACAGCTTATAGCAGTTCTTGGAATTATATAGAGGGCAGTAACAATAATAATGAAGTAGCCCCAAGTAAGAACGCAGTTTACGATTATTTAAATTCTCTAGCACCATCTTCAGATATGTGGTCAAAAGAAGAAGACACAACAGATACCAATGTTAGAACCTATAAGACAGGTAATTATGGTGTAGGTAAAACTAACTTTACAGGTGCTGATGATTGGGCTAAACTAGATGTAACAGGCTCAATTTCAGCTACCGGTAACTTTATTATGGCTACTAATGGGAGCACAATAGGGCCAACAGATGGAACTTTAACTTTACATAGCACAAATGGAGCCTTATTACCAACTAAGTTTATGATAGGTACAGGAGTGGCAGGTGTTCCGTTAGAAATATCATTAGCAGGTTCTACTGTTACCGCTGCCGACGGTACGGGTATAATACAAGCAGGACCAGATAGTGGTGCTAATCTAGGCATAGGAGCAAATAAGATTCAAGCACGTTCCGGTGAGGCAGTTGCGGAACTAAAATTAAATACAACTGGTGGAAATGTGACAATCGGTGATTCCGATTCTAATGTTACAATTTCAGGAGACCTAATAGTATCGGGAGATGCTACGACATTAAATACCGCTACATTATCAGTAGAAGATAACGAAATTACCTTAAATTCAAATATAACTGGAGGTGACGCTACTTCCGCAGGACTGCGAGTTGAAAGAGGTGATGCCACAGATTCACAATTAATATGGAATGAGACAGATGATAAATGGCAAGTACATAATGGTACAACAACCTATGATATAGCACATAATTCTCATGATGCTGTCACGCTAGGAACTAATACTGCTAGTGCACTATCATTAAGTGGTCAACAGATAAGTTTACAAGATAAGTTTGTACAACTTGCTGGAGATACTATGACAGGTGCTTTAACTTTAGGTTCAGGCTCTACAGGTAATGTAACAATGTTATCAGTGTATGGTGGAGAATCAGGAGATTCTAATCCAGCAATTTATTGTCATGGAGACATAGCTGGAGATACCAAGTCTTTTAATATAGAGCATCCCACAAAGAAAGGTATGAGATTAATACATGGTTGTTTAGAAGGACCAGAATACGGAATGTATCAAAGAGGTACTATAAAATCTATTATACAAGTAGAAGAAATACCTTTACCAGAATATTGGAATGCTATGGTAGGTGATTATACAGTTTTACTTACAGCTCATGGAAATTATAATGTTTGGCTTGAAGAGAAAAATAAAACAATGTTTAAAATAAAATCAAACGCAGACGCTATAGATGGTCCATGGAAATGTGAATGGATAGCAATTGGACGAAGAGTGGATGCAAAATTGGAGGTTGAAATAGATGCCAAAGAGTAGAGTATTAATAGGAATAGGTGGAGACCAGAACGATGCTGTTGTAAAATTCCAAAGGGATTCTGATGACGACGGCGCATATGATGATATAGATTTAACTGCTTTTGAGTTAAATGTTTCAAATAGCACAGTTACTGTTGATGAGTGTGTTATAGATGGAGGGACTTACGGGTCATAGATAATGGCAAATAGAATTTACCACAAGCGTAGTTCAAAAGGGGCAGACGTTCCCGGCACTAGTGATTTAGAACTAGGAGAATTAGCAATAAATACGTATGATGGTAAACTATTTACTAAGAAGAATGATGGTAGTCCATCGATTATAGAAATAGGAGCTAAAGGTCAGAAAGGTGTTACTGGACCTACAGGACCTACTGGCTCACAAGGAGATAAAGGACAAAAGGGCCAACAAGGTGCTCAAGGAGCTAAAGGAACACAAGGACCACAAGGCTCTAAAGGTAATACAGGAGCTAAAGGTCAGAAAGGTACTACTGGACCTACAGGACCACAAGGACCTACAGGAGCACAAGGAGATGCTGGACCTCAAGGAACTACCGGTATTAAAGGTGATAAAGGTGACACTGGAGATACAGGACCGACTGGACCAACTGGACCTCAAGGTTCTAAAGGACAGAAAGGAACAACTGGTGACCAAGGCGCTAAAGGTGACCAAGGAGATAAAGGTCAGAAAGGTGCCACAGGAACTAAAGGTTCAACAGGTGCTACAGGTGCTCAAGGACCTCAAGGTGACAAAGGTCAGAAAGGAACTACAGGCGACAAAGGTGACAAGGGTGACCAAGGAGATACTGGTGCTCAAGGTTCTAAAGGACAAAAAGGTACTACTGGAGATAAGGGTGCTACTGGTGCTCAAGGTACAAAAGGTACTACAGGAGATAAAGGTCAAAAAGGAACTACTGGTTCTACAGGACCAACTGGACCTCAAGGACCTCAAGGAGATAAAGGAGACACCGGTGACAAAGGAGACACTGGAGATAAAGGACAAAAAGGCCAAAAAGGTACTACTGGAGATAAAGGTGC